TGGCGCCCTTCGAGGAACATGGTGCATAGGTCCCACATCCGGCCGTAGGTGGTCTTATCACTGCGGGAAGCCTCAATCTGGCTGCCCATGTTGTCTGGGTATTCCGGCATCCTATTGGCCGCCGTATATACGTTGAGCGTCATCAAAATCTTCAATGGTTGGGCTGAACCTACCAACACCCAACGGAGGTGTCTGACCCATAAACGAAAGCCCTCTTGGCTGAAGGGATGAAAGCGGCTTGTTGAGGCTAACGCCGCCGGGGACCATTAGGGCCTGCTGAGCCGCATACTGCCGAGGGGACAGCATGCCCGAATCAGCCGTAGGTTGCTGTGCGTAAGCGCCAAGTGCGCCAAGGCCTCCAGAGATGATGCCGTCCAAGATTAACTGACCAGGGGCGGGGCCCTGACGGGGCTCCTCCTGAGCAGGTTGAAATCGCTGACCACCCATCAGGGGGGGAGCCATGGGCAAGGGCTCCCTTGGTTTTGATTTAAAAAGGGAAAACAAACCACCCAAAAGACTAGGTGCCCCTGCTATCAATCCCGCTGTTATTGGATCCATACAACACCTCAAATATCTCAGAAGGAGTGGGGTCAACCGAAGCGGGGTTCAGGAGGTGGTCAGATTCCGCCTCCTTTACCCGCCTCAGCGTGGCCAGAAACCTAGCCAACTGTACCTCCACGAACACCCCACCTGCAAGGAGGAGGACAAGTAGAATGTCGTGGAGAACAGCCAGCATGGGCTAGCTAAACTTAAGCCCGGTCAAGATGCCATTGGCATTGGGTCGACAGCAGTAGTGGTTGTAGTACCACTTGTAGAAGCCCTCGAAGCTATCCTTGTTTTGGACGCGAGAAAGCACCGAACCATCAAGGTCAGCAAACTTCCCGTCCTCAAGTACCGCAAGCTTCCAATCCTTTGTGTTGAGGAAAAGCATCAACCCTCGGCCAACGTGACGAGCCGCCTTGATCGGGATGCCGCCATAAGAAAGACCAAGGAAACCAGCGTCGCCCTGACCAGCCGCACCTGTGCGTGTAATCTGAAGGTTCTCCTGGCAAAGGTGGATATACTTAGCCCGGTCAAACGGATTCATCATGATGATGTTTGGCTCCATGCCGCTAAGAGAGGTAATGCTGTCAATAACCTCTTGTATGCGCGAAAGCGTCAGATCAATCGCAGCCTCTGTACCAGTCTCCGACATGGTCATAATGACAGACTGAAGGGGTGTTGCATCACCTGCCACCTGCCCACGGTCAACACCAAAGTGAACCTCAGAAGCTAGGTTGCCGTAAATACCAACAGGCTCTGTTTCGAGAGCAGCCTTGGGAGTTGCTTCGCTGACAACGACTGCTGCGGCAAAACCACTTGAAACGACGCCAGCAGTAGTGTCGAGCGCAGTTGTAAAGTCAATCGTGCCGACTGCGGACTTAGCCAAGAACGTCGCTGCTTTCACCTTCTTGGTTGCAAGGACTTCGTAGCAGGTTGTCGCCGATGGCTGGAGGGTTTGATTGGTGCAGTTGACAATCTGCACATCAGTATCAGCGCCGCCAGCGGGGAAGCCCATTGCCACAGCAAGCTTGTCAAGATCGCCACGAAACTCCCAATCGTCGGCGCTGTTTTTCTTCTCGTTCAAGAAGCCAACAACGGTGCCGCCGCTTACCGCAGTCTTGTCTGCGGTGTTTCGGATGTCCTCTTTCAGCTTGTCCATCTCAAGCTCAAGAGCCCCGATGAAGCTAGCGGTGCCACCCTTTGCTGCTGCTGCAATCGCAGGCCCTGTGACCTCAAAGCGACCATAGAGGTAAGCCGCACTGAAGGTAAGCCGCTTCGTGTCCTGCGACCCAGCATTTGGGATAGCGACGTTTTCAGCCTTAAAGGCGACGCCAGTATTGCGTCCAATGTGAACGGGGACAACGCCCCGCTTGCCTGCCCAGGAGATCTTGGCCTTCTCGAACATTTCGAGAACCATGACCTCATTATTGAGCTGCTCCTGAAGGGGCCCAATGTAAAAATCCTTAAGGATGCTGTCTAAATGGCCAATCGTGACCGGGGTTACTTCGCTCATTTCCTATTCTCCCTAACCGAAGAGTTTGATATCGCCACGTTCCATGGCTTTGAAGAGGGCATCTGTGCCCTCCTTGATCGTCCCGTATGACTTCCGGTCAGCGGTTCGAGCAACACTTGACGCTCCCGTCCCTGCACGCTTTGGGCGTGAAGGAACACCCGACGACGCCTCGGTAGCCTTGGTCTCGGCCTCTGCAACAGATGCGCCGGGGTTTTTCTCAAGATACCGAGCAATCGCCTCTTCTTCGCGCTTAGCGACCCACGTCGTGTACTGCTCTGCCACACTGTCTAAGTCTACATTCGGATCACGCTGTACGGCACTGTAGAGAACTTGCTGAAGGTCTGTAGTGAGGCTCTTGTCATACTTGTCAGTGACATCGGCGACCTCTTGCCGGAGACGAATCCGCTCAGCGTGGACCTCCTGCTGGTGCAGGCGAGCCTCCATCATGGCGATCTTATCCTTCACTTCCTTGGGAAGGTCTGGGTTGCCATTCAGTAGCCTATCGAGTTCGTCGGAGACCTCTGCTTCATCCTCTACCGGCTTGGCTGGTTGCAGGTTCCGCATCATCGCAACTTCGTTGCGCATTGCCTCTACCTGCTGCTTGAACAACTGGACCTGCGCAGCAGCATCTTCAGCATCTACTCGATACTTGTTACGCGCTTCCAGTACGTTCTTAAACCGCTTATACGGTACGCGGTGGCCCGGTGGCAAAGAGTCGTCCTCGTCAGTGCCGCTGTCTGACTTAGCCTCTGTCTTCGCCTCGCTCTCGCCGGTTTGGGCCTCTACCTCATTCTGATCAGCCGGCACTTCCGGTGTCTCAGGCTGGGCTTCAGCCACCTCTTCGGCTGCGGGTGCAGCCTCGACCTCTGGTTTCACGTCCTCGGTCACGGACGCAGGTTCACTCTGCCCGGAGAATCCAAGCTCCAGCTTCTCAGTTAGCTCCTGTGCTTTCTCTTCGCTTAGCAAACCCATCTCTAGCTCCTTTTAACGCCGTGGAATCTTGGCGGGGTTGACGCGCTTTTGCGCGAGTTCATTCTGAGAGAGAATGTCTAATGATTCTTCATCACTAGCTACCCACTCTTCTTGGAAGACCTTACCCGTTGCGTGCTCATATGCCAAGAGTTCGCGCAAAGTGGTAGGCTTAGTTGACAACTTTTCCTGCTTAACGGCGTCTATCTGGCCCACTCCAGCCAGCGCCAGGGCCCACGCAAACACCATGTCGTCGTGCTTTCCGCTGTCTGCCTGGGGCTTGCCACCCTTGCCATAAACAAAAGTGTTCATCTCTGCTTTCATGCGGTCATCGTTAACAACCAAGTCCCCAGCAGACAAAGCCTTGTGCAGGTTAGCCAGGATGACGGGGCGAGTGGCGACGGTGGTAACAAAGCCAAGTTCTTCCTTCCACCGCTTGGCCATCTTATCGAACTTGGTGCGCCTGTAGAGGTTTGCGTAGCCCTCTCCGATGAGGTGCTCGATGATGCTTAGTCCGTAGGAGTTGGACTCCGCCACCACCAGAGCGTCCCACTTCTTCGCCTCCTCTAGGACTCTTGCTGCGAACTCGCTTGGTGAGACTCTGACGTAGTAGGTGCTGACGCACTTGGGTTTCTCCTTGTTTGTAATGTCCATGACGCAGAACGTAGAAAAGTCCCCAGACGGCGAGCCCGAAGCAGTGTCAACGCCCATTGCATATACATGATACTTCTGCGGTTTAGCATATTCCCTGTACCCCGTAGACGCCTTGGCGTGCGGGTAGATGACATCAAAGTACCGCTCACCTGATGTGATGAACGCCACCTCAGCGGTGGCTGGGTACTCCTGATGAAACGTCTGCCAGTTGTTCCCGCACTTGGTTCGATAGGTATCAAACGCCCACCACAACTGGTACTTGGTCAGTTTGTGCTCTTTGGCGTAGTCATGCCACTTTGTCATCTTGCCACGGAACGCATCAGGGCGTTCCTTTAGCTGGTACTCTTCAGAGAGCATCCACGGCAAGAAGACCTTGCTGTAGCCATTCTTGTCAGTCCACAACTGATGGGCATGGTTC